CTTAATGATATGGGTATCAATCGTAAATTATCTGAAATTAAAAGAAGTTTTCGTACACTCAATACTGATTTAAAACTAAGTCGTAACAATTTCGTTAATAGTGAAAAAAGTATGACTTCTTATAAAAATAGAGTGCGTGAACTTGACGGTGCTTTGAGTGTATCTAAGAAAAACTTAGAGGCTTTGAGAAAACAATATCAAGAAGTAGCAAAAGAACAGGGACACAACAGTAAAACTGCTCAATCGCTACGTCAGGAAATCAACAGACAAGCTGATACTCAAAACTACTTACAAAAAGAATTAGGTCAAACTACCGAAGATTTCAAAGCGTTTCAAAAAGAGGCAAGAGAAGCACAACGATTATCCAGTAGTGGTTGGGGCAAAGTAAGTAAAACGTTTGAATCAATGGGTCCTAGACTTACAAGTGCTGGTGACGCTATGAAAGGCGTAGGGCGTAACATGTCAATGTACGTGACTGCACCTATTGTTGGTGGTTTCGGTCTAGCGGTAAAAACTGCGGCAGACTTTGAAGGGCAAATGTCACGAGTTGGTGCGATTGCTGAATCAAGTAAAGGCGAACTAAAGGCAATGAGTGACCAAGCAATTGATTTAGGTGCTAAGACAAGTAAGTCGGCTGCTGAAGTTGCACAAGGTATGGAAGAACTCGCAGCGTTAGGCTTTGACGCTCAACAAATAATGAAAGCTATGCCTTCTGTTATTTCTGCGTCTGAAGCAAGTGGTGCAGATATGGCAGAAACAGCTACTATCATGGCATCATCTTTAAACGCATTTGGACTTGAGGCTAAAGATTCAGGCCACGTTGCCGATTTACTCGCAATGGCTGCTAACAAGTCGGCTGCTGATATAAGTTATATGGGCGATGCTTTGAAATACGCAGGTCCTCCTGCTAAATCGTTAGGTGTATCGTTAGAAGATACTTCCGCAGCGGTAGGTATTATGTCAGATGCAGGTTTAGAAGGTAGTCAAGCAGGTACAGCATTACGTGCTTCGTTCATCAGATTAGCAAACCCTACTAAAAAATCAGCGAAAGCTATGGATTCAATGGGCATCAGTTTAACAAATAGCAAAGGCGAGTTTGTTGGTATGCCTAAGCTAATTGAACAGTTCAAAAGTGGTATGCAAGGCATGACGAAAGAACAGAAACTTGCTAACGTAGCACAAATTGTCGGAACTGAAGCAGCATCAGGTTTCTTAACATTGATAGATGCTGGACCATCAAAAATTGATAAATTTAGTAAGTCACTTAAAAATTCAGATGGTGCAAGTAAAAAAGCAGCCGATAGAATGAAAGATAACTTGAAAGGATCACTCGAACAATTAAGTGGTGCTTTTGAGTCTGCTGGAATTATTATCGGTAACATCTTTTCGCCAGTTCTAAGGAAACTAGCTGATACGATAACCTGGCTAGTTGAAAAACTGAATGGCATGTCTAAAGGTATGCAAATAACAATGGTTGTATTAGCAACATTAGCGGCAGCAATCGGTCCGTTAATATTTGCCTTCGGTGCGTTTATAGCAGTGATAGGCAGCGCAATGACAACCTTATTACCATTAATTGTTGGTATCGGTAAAGCTGGAGGTATAATGGCGTTCTTGTCTGGTAAACTAGCCACAGCCATTAAGCTATTCCCTATGCTAGGTAGTGCAATAACTCTAGCCACTGGACCAGTTGGTTGGATAGCGGCTGCAATTGTAGCGTTAGGCGTTGCGTTTGTAGTTGCATATAAGAAGTCAGAAACATTTAGGAACATCGTCAATAACGCTTTAAATGGCGTTAAACAAACGTTTGTTACGGTAGGAAATATCATCAAAGGTTTCTTCCAACTATTCAAAGGTAACGGTCAAGATGGCGTTATCACACTAAGTAAGATATTACCACCTAACGTGGTAGTAGGACTTACTAACTTTGCAACAAAAGTTAAAACAATATTCTTCCAAGTAGTGACTGCTGTTAAAAACTTTGCAGCTTCAATTGGAACACAAATTAGTGCATTCTGGTCTAAGAATGGTGCTGAAATAACGCAAGCTGTCAAAACAATAGGCAACGTTATATCAACAGTCTTTAAATTCATTTGGTCATATGTAATCAAGCCAATTATGACATTGATATGGAACTTGATGAAATTATTATGGCCAGCTATAAAAATGTTAGTCGTTTCTGTATGGAACAATATCAAAGGCGTTATACAAGGTGCTTTAAATATTATACTAGGCGTTGTTAAAGTATTCTCTGCTTTACTCACAGGCAACTGGAAAGGCGTTTGGCAGGGTATTGTACAAATACTAAGAGGTGCAGTGAAGTTAGCATGGAATCTAGTCCAATTATGGTTTGTTGGCAAGATATTGAGTGTCGTTAAAGTTGGACTTGCTGCATTAAAAGGTGTTGTAACTAAAAACTGGCGATTTATTCATACATTCATTGCAACGATAGTCTATGCAATATGGAATAAGGTAAAAGCAGCGTTTAATGGTTTGTATAAGTCTACACGAAATATATTTACTAACTTATCTAAATTCTCACGTAATTTATGGACTTTATTGAGAAATACAATAACTAAATTCGCACAGAGTATTTGGACTAACGTTCGTACTAAGTTTAGTGGTTTATTCAAATCAACACGTAGCATATTTACAAACTTATCTAAGTGGACTCGTAATTTATGGACTGCGTTGAAAAATAGAATAACTTCACTTGGTCAGATGATATGGACTAACATACGCAATAAGTTTAATGGCTTGTATAAATCTACACGATCTATATTCACAAGTTTATCTAAATGGAGTCGTAACTTATGGACTAACCTTAAAAATGCGATTACTAAACTAGCACAGAATATATGGACAAATGTTCGTAATAAATTTACAGGCATGTTCAAGAGTGTTCGTGGAATTTTAGGTAAATTGTTCAATAGTTCTAAAAACATATTCACAAACATCAAAAATAGTGTTACTAACTTAGCGCATGGTGCAAGAGATAATGTTGTGAATGGTTTCAAAGCCATGTACAACAAAGGGAAATCTTGGATAAGTAAGTTGAAGAATTTCTTATCAGATTCAGTTAGTGGTTTTAAATCAGTTGCTAAAAAAGTTGGTAATGGAGTAGCGAATGGTGCTATTTCAGGACTGAACGCTATGATTGACGGTATCAACTCATTGTCTGATAAGATTATGAATAAAAAATTAATCAAGAAGAAAATTCCTAAGCTATCAACTGGAACTGGCATCCAAACAGATAGCAACGGTTTACTAAAACGTGGTACTAAAGCAATAGTAAACGACAGAGGGCTAGGTAATGCTTCAGGTCCTAATGGTCATAAAGAATTGATATATCGTCGTGGTGGCAAGGTAGAACGTCCGATAGGTAACAATAAGAAAGTTAATCTAAGACGTGGTGATGGCGTGTTTAATGGCGCTCAATCACAATCATTATTACCACACTTATCAACTGGAACTATTCCAGAAGATATGCTCAAAAAGGCTAGAAAACATAAAAAACATGACGAAGTTCATGGTGACGTTCCTGCACAAAAAGGTGGAGGAGGTAACACGCTTACTGCAATAGCAGACAGTGGGAACAAAGCGTGGAATTGGACAACTGAACAAGCTAAAAAAGCTAAAGATACATTTGGGAAAGCAATTGGCGATGTTTGGGACTACGCAAGTAACCCTATGAAATTAGTTAATAAAATGCTTAAACATTTCGGTGTAGATTTTTCTGACATCGGTGGTGCTATGGGTGGCACAATTAAATGGGCATATAAAGGCTTGAAAAAAGGCGTTGAAACCTTATTAACTGGTTGGTTTGATGATAGTGGTGGAGACGGTGACAGTAGTTTTATAGACCTTTCAAAAGGTATTAACTTCCCATTTAGTCCAAATGGTAGAGCGCCAGGTTATCCGTTCAATAGTCCTCACTATGGTGTAGACTTAAATTATGTGTACGATAAACTGTACTCAGTCTTTTCGGGTAAAGCAACAGCTAGAGGTGGATATAACGGTGGTTTCGGAACAATGGTAGACATTGTAAGTGGTGCTACTAAAGTTATATATGGTCACATGAGTAAACACGCTTTTAGTGGTAGCAAACAAGTTAAACCTGGTGATTATCTAGGAGTGTCTGGTAACACTGGGCGTTCATCTGGTCCTCACTTACATTTTGAAGTTCAAAAAAATGGCGTACCTATTAACCCACTTGAATGGCTCAAAAAGAATAATGGTAAATCTGGTGGAGGTAAGTCAGGTAAATGGGACGGAGACGTTAAAGAGGCATTAAGATTAGCTGGACTCCCTACAACTGCTGCATATGTCAACGCATGGAAACGACAAATACAAACTGAATCTAGTGGTAACCCTAGAGCAGAAGGTCCAGGAAGTTCCGAAGGTACACCTAAAGGACTTGTACAGGTTAAAACTCCAACGTTCAATGCTTATAAGTTACCTGGTCATGGCAACATTTGGAACGGCTTAGATAACTTAGTTGCTGGTATGAGATACGCAAAAGCTCGTTATGGTAAAAATGGTTTATTAAACCAAATTGGGCGTGGCTTACCATATAAAACTGGCGGCATTATAACACAAAATGGTTTATATAACCTAGCTGAAGATGGACACAGTGAAGTAGTCGTGCCATTAGATCCTGCGCGTGCAACTGATGCTATGAAGTTAATTGCTTATGCTCAAAGTAAGGTTAATGACAAAAAGAACAAACGTCCTAACCAAATTAAGTCAACTACAAGCAATGTTGCAAGTAACCACGATGCAGAAATACTTCAAATGCTTGCTAAACAAATCGAGCAACAACAAGAACAAATCAATATCTTAACTAAGATTGCACTAAGTAATCAAGATATTGCTGATAAACCAGTAACGAATGAACGAGATATAAGTCGACAACAAGCCTTCCGTTCTCGTCAACTTTCTTATCAAATGGGAGGAGGATTAACTTAATGAAAAAATGGGTTAAAATGTTTGATGATAATTCAACGACAGTATTAACCGATATGAAAGGTTTAACCTTTTTAGATGCTCGTGAAGATGGTGTTGAAATAAGAGTAAATTCTATCGAATCACAAGGAACTGATGGAGTTATGTTGGGACCGGCATCATTCGGTCCATTCCCACTGGTGTTACGATTCTTTTATAAAGGCGTAGACACGCAAGATTACAAGTTAATGAAACAAAAATTGAGGGGTATGTTATTCAGACGTACTCCTTTTTATATTGTTCATTCTGATATACCAGCCAAAAAATACGCAGTTTATTGCGAAGATAATGCTATAACAGATGTTGGGCATCAGAATGGAGAGTTCGAAATAACTTTCACTGTATATAAAGGTTATTCCGAGTCCTTATACGACACTGATCAGTTTTCATTAATGAGTGACAATTGGCAATTTGAAAGTGGTTTGTTGCCAGACAATGAAATCACATATACACATAAGCGGTCAGATTTCAAAATTTTCAATGGTTCAAGTGATACGATTAACCCTCGTATGCGACACAAGTTGAAGATTTATATGCAATTAAATGCGAATAATGGCTTTAGACTCGTCAATAAAACGACAGGAGATATATTCCAATATAAACAAGCAATTGATATTAATACACCACTTGTTATCGAGGGTGGTTATCCTTATTTAATTGTGAATGATAAATATAGTCGATGTGGTCGTTCGACCAATCATGGCATCATTACGTTAGCACCAGGTTACAATAAATTTGAAATATGGGGGAATGCAGATGATGTTAATATCAAATTCATTTTCCCATTCATTTATAGGTAGGTGTTCATATGGATATAATCGTAACTGACTTAAAGAACACCATGTCAGAACTGTTACTTGATTTCTATTATGAGTCATTCAGTTATGAATATGAACGTAATAGTAGCCGTACAGTATCATTTACAGCTTATATGACTAGCCACAATAAAGATGTTTACAACATGTTACAAAATGAAAGTTTTATTGAATACGAAGGGCAAACGTATGTGATAAAGAACACTAACCCTAAAATGACAGGTAACATTCATACGAATGAAGTTACAGCACATCACATTATGTATGAATTTCAGAATCATTACATTAGTAAGGATATTGTGAATGAAGAATTGAACTCTGAAGATGAAACTGAACAAGTACTTTATTACTCACTTGAAGATTATTTAAACTTTGGTTTTCGTGGTAACAAGTTAGGTTATACCTATGAAATTAAAGGAAAGTTTTCAGGAACAAAAGCTATTGATGATTTAGGTGATAAAAATGGTATTGAGTTTTTAGTTGAAGGTGCTGAAATATTCAACTATATCATGTTTGCAGATAACAAAAAGATTTACATTTATGATGACGAGACGTTTTATAAACAATCAGAATTAGTTATTCGTTATCAACTGAACAATGATGAAGTAGATGTATCGGTTAATACAAACAATCTTAAAACGTATGTTGAAGGTTATGGCAAGAAAAAGAATAAAACTGAAACTAAAAATTACAGTCCTATTAAACCACCTGATCTAAAATATAACGGTACTTTTTTCAAGGAAGGCACTTGGCGTACACAAGTTGTCGGTGCTAGTTATGAAAAAACTTTCGAATGTAAATGGGGGAATGAAACGCTTGTATGGTCCCTAAAAAAACTATCACGAGGTGGCTTGTTAGATGTATACCTCGACGGAGATTATATCGGACGATTTAGTTGTTATAGTCATACTGCACGTTCTGAAAGTATTGTGATTGCCAAAAACTTAAAGAAAGGCACACATATATTTAAAGCAGTACATCGTGGTGCTGATCCAAATGTTAAAGAATATAAGACTGCACCAACTATGTATGTTGGAACTGAAAAGTCTACAACATTGAATTTAACAGCAGTATTAAAAGGTAAAGACGTCTATCACACATTAACGAGTTATAAATCACCTAACTACAACACATTCGGTCACAGACAAGCACCAGATGTATTTGACGATAAGATAACATCAGAAACAGAGTTGAGAAACTTATTAAAATCACAATTAAATGACGAACCAGAAGTCGAACTCACAACGAACTACATTGATACAGAAAAAGTATTCGAACGTGACGAGGTCTGGTTTATACATGAACCGATGGAATTTGATACATCAGTTAAGGTCGTGAGTCTGAAAAAGGCACATCCTTACATGAATGTACCAGATGAAATCGGTTTTTCTAATAATAAAACGGATATTATCAAGATTCAACAGACGATTAATAACCGTATCAAGAATGTAAGTAAAGCAATAAATAGAGCAAATATCAACAATATATATAGTCCAGATAGATACTTTGAAGAACCAATTGTAGGGAGTGTGATAATTGATGGCTGAAATTGAAATACCAATCGTCACAAAACGTAATCAAATGACAGGCGACTATGAATATCCACAAACACATGTAAATGGCGTGGTTGGTTTAGATGAATATGTAGAAAATGCTATTCAAGAAAACATACCAGAAATACCTGAAATTGAATTCAGTGATACTGGGTGGATTCCTTATGCAGTACCTACAAATGTTGAAAAAGATACTTTATTTAAAGCAAATGGTGAAAATGGTTTTAACTGTGGTTATCGAATTATCAACATTTTAGGTGCAGAAATGTTTTATATAAGGTTTAACTTAAAAAACATCGAAGAAAATACGTTAATTCAAATACCAAGTGGACTTGTTGAAAACACGCAGTCATTCACATTACGTTCTGGTAGTACACGAGCACCAGTAAAATGTGTAATAAACCCAGATGGCAGCATTCGATTATATCCTGATACATCTGATAGTAATTGGACTTCAAGTGATTATGTATATCAAGAAGTTAGTTTTTTAAATAATTAGGAGGTGTTATATTTGAAAACATATCCAGAATTAAGGGTACAGAAAAATTTAAGCAACAAACTCGATCAATCATCAAGACGTGAACATATCGAGAATTACACTAAGATAGAAAAAGCATTTAACGATTTCATAAGTCATGATTATAAACATCGTACTGATGAAGAAAATGCGCATAACACCAAGCAAATAACGCATGGTAATACAACGCTCGACAAATTATTGACATATAGATTAGCACAAATAGAAAACCTCGTCACAGGTGTTGACGGGAATGGTGTAAAAGAAGTAACAGACAGTCGTGTGTCAACGGACGGTACAAGCCATGAGTTATTATCAGAACGTTTATTACATGATTTCAATAACGTTAGTGAAACAATAGACAACGTGAATAAGAAATTTATTGAAATCAATTTCGACACTTATAACCCAGATAAATCTGGACAAGTACCAGTCAATACGTTGTTACAATCAGCGTTAAATGAAATAAGAGACGCAGGTGCTGGGACACTTATCATTAAAAATGGTGAATATCTCATCAACAAACGTGTAGCAGTCCATTCAAATACAACGATTAAAATGGAAGATAACGCAGTCTTATTAAGAGGTAATGACAGAGCAATCTTAGATTTTGGTAACATTAACGAAATGTTTTATGGTTATGACGGTGTACAAAATATCCACTTAATTGGTGGTACACTAGATTGTAACTTAGAAGAAATAAATAAATACCCGACAGATGCTGCAAATACAATAAACATAAGACACGCTCAAAACGTGTCTTTTTATAATGTCAAATTTAGAAATACATTATCGTATCATGCAGTAGATATAAACGGTGTTAAGGATATTAGCTTTACTAATTGTGTATTCGAAGGTTATAAAAATTTAAATGGTACAAGTGGCAAAGAAGCGATACAAATTGCTGAAATTGTTAAAGGTGGTGTAGGTGGTCCAGGTGCTTGGGACGGAACGCCGTGTAAGAATGTAGTGATTACAGGTTGTGTATTTAGAGCATCTAATATTGCGCCTAGTTTTGATGTAGCAATAGGAAACCATGCGAGTATTCATAATGTCTACCAAGAAAATATCAGAATAACGAACAATACATTCGAGGAATGTAAAGTAGGTGTTTATCCATTCAAGTGGGTTAATGTTGAAATTTCAGGTAACACATTTGATAAAAATAGTACGTGTGTTCGCATTGCAGCCACAAGAGGAAATACCAATAGTGCTAAAGATGTAAACGGTATACCTAGTAAACAATCACAAGGTGGGGACATTTATCTTATTAAAGATAATGTGTTCAGAAACTATAAGAGTTATGGCGTATATGCTTACGGTGAAGAATACAATGACAGTATCGGCTATATTGGTCACATTAGAATAAATGACAATACTTTTACATGCGATAACAATGATAACGGAAAAAATATCGTTATGGCACTTTGTAGACATGTTCATATCAAAGGTAACAATATGACATACAGTTATAGAGGTATTTATATCACGGGTAGTCATAATATATTCATTGATAATAACTACATTGAGAACATTAAAACAGAAGGTATATTCGTGAATGATTCAGCCTATTCTGGTTTTGCTATGCAAACGAATCATTTAAACATTACGAATAACACGATCAATAGCACTGGTCGAAATTGTATGAACATCCACAACTCACGTTTCTTATATATCAACAATAACAAGACACTTAACGCCAATTTACAAACAGAAGATTCAGTTAATCGTGGCGGTATTTTCTTAACAGATTGTAGAAATGGTCGTATTGAAAGTAATGACAATTGGGGCGTAACAGATTCATTTGCAATTTATGGTACGAAATTAACAAATGTTATTGCATTTAATAATGGTGGTAGTGGCACAGTGAGATTAACAGGTACGGAAACAAATATTGGTTATTACAATGTAGATAGTAACAACAATATTATTAAAAAAAGTACGAAAGGGTGATAGATGAATGGTAAATTTTAATGCTGCACCAAATAAAAAAGCAAAACTCGTGTTAGAAACATCAGCATTTAAACAAAGCAGAAGCGACTTAAATGTCGCTTTTTCTACTGCTGATAGAGATACAGCAATATTAGAGTTCACTGTTACACAAAACAATAAACCATTACTATTAGGTGACCATAACGTTGAATCTAGTATTGTATTCATTCACTCAAATGGTTTGAAAATGAAAGGACCTTTAGTAATTACAGACGGTTTAAACGGTAAAATTAGTTATCAAATACCAAATGACATACTAGCGACACCAGGTACTGTAACAGGACAAGTGTATGTTGCGAGAAAATCAACAACTGATACACAAGCAGTTGTAGCTGAACGTATATTTACATTCTCAATTCAAGAGTCACTAGCATGGGAATTTGACGCAGAAACAAAACTGAATTATATCGTTGAGTTTGACGAGTTAGAGGCACAGCTTAAAGAACGTGCTTATGCGATTGAACAAGCAATGGCTAATGCGGAAGATTATGTCGGACAAATTGAACAAGCAAGAGAAAAAGGTTTGTCAGATATTGAAATAGCTAGAACAAATAGTATTGAAGAATTAACCTCGTTAGCAAACAATAAATTAGCAGAAATCAATACTAAAGGTACAGAGTATGTAGATCAACTAAATAATATTAGTGAAGGAATGGACGATAAGATTACTCAATTCAACAGTGATGTTGATGCTGGTGGTTATATCAAAGATACTGATACAACGGATTGGCAAAAATCAAAATTGACAGATGATGAAGGGAATAGTATTCATTTAGATACAATCGATTTTATGAATATAGAAAACACTATTACTAAATCTGGCTTGTACTATGTGGCAGATTCTACGAATGGCATAGAAGGAGAAAACACAAACGGTTTAATTCGTGCGCATTTTAGAAATTCTGATAATAGCGTAATCGAGTTTTACCCGACTGATTCGAATAACGTGTATTACTTACAAAAATATAATGGCATTTGGGACACGTTCACTAAAGTTACAAGAACAACACCAGGTTTTAAAGCTGAGTCTGAAACGGGATCACAAAACAAAGCTGATATTGCGTTTAATAATGCTAAATCATACGTTGATAACGAACTTAATACGAGACAAAAATTGTTGTGGTCTGGAAATGCGAGTGCGAAAGATACGACTATGACGTTAACAGAATCTTATAAAAACTATACTATTTTAATTTTTGAATATTTCACTCAAGCTGGTATCAAGTCATATCTAACACTTATACCAACTACAACAACTATAATTCCAATTCAAGATTTTAATTTATCTAACTCTGATGGTGGTGCAGCAAGATTTTATGAAACAGGTATTTATATGAGAACGAATACAGAGTTTACGATCACACATAACCATACATTTGTACCAGAAACAAATACTGGTGTATCTAACTCAAACCCAATCGAAATCAGAAAGATAGTAGGTGTTAAATAATGCAAATACAATTAAATGCGAATAACGAAATTTTAGCCTTTGCGATTGTTGGGGAACTGAACGAAGGTATATTGATATCAGATTATCCTCAAAACTTTATAGAAGATTTTAAACAACTTAAATACAAATACGAGAACGAACAAATTGTATTGAATGAAAACTATAAAGAAGTTCAAGAAGAACAGATTAAACCACCTAACGTTGCGACACCAGGTACAGACGAAGAACTACGTAAGATGTTTGCAAGTATGCAAGTTCAGTTAGTTCAATTATCACAAGAAATGGCTATACTCGGTCAAAAACTAGATGGAGGTAGTGAATAATGAAGATGTTATTCCCAAAATTTGAAGATATTAAAACAATGTACGGTTGGGGTTGTTATACCAACGAACAGGTTAAATGGTTTGTAGATATGGAAGTTATTGATAAAGAAGAATACGCATTGATCACAGGCGAGAAATATCCAGAATAAATCACAAAGGCGCTTACTTCGGTAGGTGTCTTTTTTATATAAATAAATTACAGAGAGTGGGTGTTGTATGAACAAGTTATCTTTACCAGAAATGATTTCAAGCACATTACTGTTCGGCTTAGGAGTGTTTAGTTTATGGCGTGGTTTATTCTTCGCAATAGAGCAAGATGAAGTGATAAGCGACTCTGATTTTTATAGTGCTTTACATCAAGT